CACCATAATCTTTACGGAAGTTTCTGATGTGCATACGGAGAATATTAAGAATTAGGTGTCGAACTAGACTTTCATCTAGTTTCAACCCCTTTTGATTTGAAATCTGTGCCATTAGGCCAGATAGTAGTACTTGATTTAAATCCACGAGAATCATAACAAACTTTCAATAGTTTCTAAAGACTACATCCTACATTGTTTTCTTCATTGTGTCAAGTAGTTTATCAATTACTTTATGTGAAGTGGTAGTTTTCTTTGCAATTATACCGTAAAATCCACCTGGTATTAATCCAGAGATGTATTCTAATGGATCGGCAAGTATTGCCTCAAATGAATCCAAGTCACCATAGGCGTCCTTTTCAGTCTTACTATCTCTGAACAGAACAATGTGATACGTTAAACCTAGTTCGTTTCCTCCAATAGGTTCGCCTTTATTGGCATATTCTTGTCCTATGATTTGAATTTCATTGTCGGTATCACCAGCTAAGAAAGTTAAAAAGTCAAAGCTCTCTTGTTTCATTGGTTTTAAGAAGTCTAGCATTATAGTCCTTGATGTGTGATTTTCTCACCCTTACCATAATCCAAGTATTGTAGTAATCTTCCGTTTCCATGACGCCACGGACGAATTGTTCTTTAGCTTCAAGATAACCACATTCACCTTTAGATTGGCAAAGATGTAATATTTCACGATTGAATTTGTCGTGACCTAATTGTAACACATCTTGCTTCAGAATGTCACTACTTCCATAGTAAGTTTGCCAATCACTTGGCACTTTAATCTTTTTCTTTTTACCTTTGACTTGTTTGGTTTTGGCAGAATAAAAGAATTTCTTGCCTATGTATTTTCTACCATTCGCCAGATTAGTTATCTGATACACGAACCCGTAATTATTACCAATTAAGTCTTCCGTAAAATCTTCACCATTATATTGCCAGGTTAATCCCATTCTCCATTGTCCATTTCATCTTGATTATCCTCTATATATTCTTCAGATAATTCTTCGATTCGTTCTCCACAGAACGGACAATGTTCAGGTAAATCTTGAGATACTTCTTCTTCCATAAATTCTACACTATATTGTGATTCACAGTTGAGGCAATCGCCTGAAAGTACTTTGTTTGTCATAGAGATTCCTTAATGAGCCCACACATCACCCCAATCTCCAGATAAAGAACCTTTTGCATAATCGGTTGCTCTATTCTCAAAGAAATTGGTGTGTGTTGGTGCGTTAATCATTTCTTCTACCCAAGGTAGAGGATTTCTTTTCACTTTGAACACACCTTTGAGTCCTAAAGAAATCAATCGGCGGTCCGCAATATAACGAATATACTTTTTAACATCTTCAGCAGATAAATCTTCCATTGCACCCATAGCGAAAGCTAAGTCAATGAATTTATCTTCCAATTCTACCATGCGTTCAGCAATTGTATATAGACGACCTTTCAGTTCATCATTCCAAATCTCATTGTTTTCTTGAATATATGTTCTAAACAATTTTACCATATTTTCGGTGTGTTGTGTTTCATCAACAATTGACCAAGTTACGATTTGACCCATACCTTTCATCTTACCGTGGCGTGGGAAGTTGAGTAACATAATGAATGATGAGAATAGTTGCATACCTTCGGTGAATGCTGAGAATACAGCAATATGTGTTGCTGTGTTTTCTTTCGTGGTATTTTGATCGGAGATGTTCATAACATAGTCGTGTTTCTCTTTCATCTCAGCATATGCCATAAACTCATTATAAGTTGTGTCTGGAAGACCTAAGGTTTCGATTAGATGTGAATACGCAGCAATGTGTAGTGCTTCTCTTGCAGCGAAACCTAACAACATCATTCTAATTTCTGGTTGTGGAAAATAAGGAAGATAATTATTAACATAACCACCAGCAACGTCAATATCTCCTTGGGTAAAGAATCGGAAGATGTGTGTGAGAAATTGTTTTTCTTCTGTGGTGAGTTTCTTTTTCCAGTCTTTGACATCTTCCAACATTGGAACTTCGGTGTGTAACCAATGAGATTGCTCATGCTTAAGCCATGCATCATAAGCCCAAGCGTAATTAAAAGGTTTAAAATATGTCCGTTCATCGGTCATCCTTGATTCTATTTTTTTAGTCATTTTTTTTCTCTATATGTTAAATGAGGAACCGCAACCGCAGGTACCTTTGACTTCGGGATTTGATATAACAAATTGTGAATTGAATTTTTCTTCTTTATAATCCAAAGTAGCTTCCATTAAATATTGTGCTGACAATGAATCAACTAATACTTTGGTGAAATCTTTTTCAATCACAAAATCATCTTCTTCTTGTTTGTCATCGAAAGTGAATTCATATTGAAAACCTGAACACCCTCCACCTTTTACTGACATTCTTAATGCCAAATTTTTATTGTCTTTTTCTTCAACAATTAAATCTCTAATTTTATTAAAAGCGTTATCAGTTACAGTAATCATTTTTCTTTTCTTTCGTACATAACTGTGTTTGTATCTCCAAGAGCCCATTTAGGATCGGTTTCAACCGACCAACGTTTAGTTGCTACCTTGAAGTCTGGCATTTTTAATTCTTTTGGGTTACTACTAGGTTCTAATACTATCATTCGATTGTTGGGTTGTGCGGCAAATTGTCCGTTATCCAACTTAATAAAGTTATAAGATTTATGATCTTCCACATCTTCACTAAAACCTGTATCTAGTGTATTGAAGTCTGGATGTGCTGAGTCCACAGTAAACATATATTCACCATAGGCCCAGCCACCACTTTTTAATTTAATTTTGCACTTCATTGATTGTAACTGTGCTTTTTTTATTACTGTAATATCATAAGACAAACAATCCCAAAGTTGTAGATAATCTAATGGTAACGGCTCACCTTCAATTGGTTTCCAACAATAGGCATGAAGAGGAAGTTTATCGTACAATGCACCATAATTATTCAAATATGATTCAATACGAAATGCTTGACCTCTCAATGATTTGATACTTATCCACCAACAAGGTTCAAGTTCTCCGTGACCTTTTTCAAAGTCATATAAAAACTCTTTACGAATAAAACATTTTACAGGTGGTAAGTTTGCTACAATATGTGCCATTATTGATGGCCGTCATCTATCAGTTGTTTAACCATAACTAAATCAAACCGCAAACTTGTTATTTTATCCTTCAACTCTTGATATTTTTTCATATCGAGTTCATTTTTACCAGTTACGGATTCAAAATACATGATAGCAGCTTGATTTGTAACTGACTTTAATTCATTTTCAATTAATTCTCGTCTATCTTTTAACATTTATTTTCCTTTTTATCCTTCACAAGCAATACAATCGTTACCTTGAGCAATCTGTGTCATGTCTAGCTCTTTGATAACATTTCTTTCAATCTTCTTGGATACTTTATCTGCTTTACCAATCTTCTCGGAACGGCAATAGTAAAGAGTTTTCAATCCTTTTTTCCATGCCATAAAATGAATTGCGTGAATATACTTGATATGTGCATCTGGTCTAAAGAATAGGTTCAATGATTGTGCTTGGTCAATATACTGTTGTCTGTCACCAGCCAATTCAATCACCCATCTTTGGTCAATTTCCATTGATGTCTTGAATACATCTTTGTCATGTTGGTCTAAAATGTCCAAGTGTTGGCAAGAACCATCATTAGCAATAATTGAGGACCAAATATCATTGTACTCATCGGTATTAATTTCACCTTTTTCATTGGATAAGTGTTTCTGAATAACTGCATCCAACCACTTGTTCTTATTTAAGAAAGAACCAGATAAAGTATCTTGTCTATATGCATTTGCACGGTAGGGTTCAATTGAAGGAGAAGTGTTTCCCATGATGATAGAAGAAGAAGCATTAGGAGCAATAGCCATAAGATGACTGAACCTGCGACCAGTACCTTCCGCATCGGGTGCTTCACCTCTCTCTTTTCCAAGTTGAATGTTGGCGACATCTAGTCCCTCTCGAATTGATTTAAAGATTCTGTTATTGGCCACTTTCGCCATAACACCCTCAAAAGCGATTCCGTTACGCTGTAGATAAGCGTGAAACCCGAGAGCGCCGATGCCAATAGAACGCTCTCGTTGAGCGGAGTATTTGGCACGAGAGATAGCATCAGGAGCGTTATCAATAAAGTAATTGAGCACGTTATCGAGCATTTCAGCAACGTCTTTAAGAAATAATTCATCATTTTTCCATTCATCATAAGTTTCTAAATTCAAAGAAGATAAACAACACACAGCTGTTCTTTCTTCATTTGTAGGCAGAATAATTTCAGAACACAGGTTTGATTGGTGTACCTTTAATCCTTTATCTTTTAACCATTGTGGTAATTGATTATTGCTTGTATCGATAAAATGAATGTATGGTTCACCAGTATGCATACGCAATTCTAGTATCATTTGCCATAACATTTTAGCAGATACAGTTTCTCTAATTTCATTGGACGCTGGATCGATTAAGTTCCAAGAATCATCAAACTCTGGATCTAACATAGATTGTTCGATAAGATACATAAAGTCATTTGTGATGTTGATGCCGTGATGTAAATTCAAACAACGCTGATTAGGATCGCCTGTTGGCTTTCGCATCTCTAAAAATGGGATAATGTCCGGATGAGAAATGTTGAGGTAAGCAGCATAACTGCCCCTGCGAGTACGACCTTGGCGGTATGCCAAAGAACTGGCGTCATAGATTTTGAGGTGAGGCATGACACCAGTAGATTTATCGTCTGCTGAACGAATACCAAAGCCAATGCCAACACCACCCCCAAGCATAGAAAGCCAATTAGTTTCTGATAGATTGTCAACTAGTCCCTCCGCAGTATCTTCAATGTAATTAAGGAAACATGATATAGGCATGCCACGCTTACTACGACCAAAAGAAAGAATGGGAGTAGAATAAGAGAGCCAATGTTTGCTACTATATTCGTAAAGTCTTTGTGCATGTTCTTGGTTTGTTCCAAATGATTTTGATACAAATGCAAATCTATGTTGTGGTGAGGTTTCATCCTCTTTCATGTATGATTCTTGTAATCTTTTAATTCCCAATTCATCAAAAAGTTTATCCCGTTCTAAATCTATATTAATGCCTAGGTATTCCATATATTTGCCTCATTGTTATTTTTATTTGACGAATTCTTTAATCATTGGAAAAATTGGTTCGATTGCATCTACGCAAGCCAAAGCAATTTCTCGATGTTCCTTTTGTGTTTCTACTCCACTACGAAGCTGTATATAGTGAACCCATGACCGTAGAGTTCCGTTCATATACAACCTTGATACTGTGATGCCTTCAGGTAAAACTGCCCGAGCTTGTTCCTTTGCGATGCCATGTTCTAATGCCCAACGATAAGCTTTTTCAGCAGCCACAATTACATAATCTTGTTGTGTTTCCCAATTCAATTGTAAACCAACATTATTTGTTTCAATGCTATTTTGACGATTCTTTTCATCTTGCAACCTAGCTTCTTTGAATTCAAAACCCAAATCTGCCACGGCATATCTCTGAGAGAACTCTTGGAATGAAAAAGAACGGTGTCGCAATATTTGTCTTGCAATGTCACGAGTTGTTTCAATCTCCAAACATATATTCACCATTTCAAGTGGCGACCAATGTTGGTGTTTAATAAGATACCGAATTAACTTCTCACTGGTTTCATGGTTTGCTTGATTACTTGGATTAGAAACTCTTGCACAGAAGGCAATGAGTTCAGTTAAGTTTTCAGCAAAGTGTTGAGCCGGCTGTGTGTATGATAATAATTCTACTTTCATAATTTTATACTTTCTTCCAATTCACAAGTTCTGCTTTCGCTCTCAAATTAACGAATGTGTATTTACTTATAATGTCTTGAATTTCATCTGGTGAGAATCCATCCAGTATCATATCGTTAATGTCTTTAGATTCAATCATTTCTGGCCAAATCACTACATGATAATGTTTTTCTATCGCATCATCAATTTTTTTAATAATTTCTTTATTGCGTGGTTCATTATCAAATACCAGTACTACTTTACTCTTATCGTATATAGAGGTGATGGATTCTAAGTTACTATCAGCAGTAGCCACAGCGTTGTCTAGGAATAGGCTGTCAATAGGACCTTCCACTACATATATCGTCTTGTCCTCGTCTATCCTATCAGCACCAAAGACTTTATGGTTGTCATCGTGTAGTTTGATTGTGATGTATCGAAGTTTAGATTCTCCTAGCGCTCGCCCCTGTATTGCGACAAGATTCTTTTCTTTATCGTAGAACGGAATAACGAGGCGTTGGTCATTTTTGTGAAGTCCCTCTTTTTGAATCCCAAGACCTTGTACGAAGGCTGCAAAATCTTCCGCAAAGTATAGTTGCGAGTAAAAGGTCTCCGGAATCCGTCTTTGCTGAACATAGTTTTTAGCAAAATGCGCCTCTGGTAGTGAGTCAATTGAAGGAAGTTCCAAAGCCTTTTTGAAGATGGGCGCTGGCGACTTATAGTCCTCGAAATTTGGTTCGCTGTGGTTGGATTTGTTGTTATCTCCATTTTTATATCTTTCAAGTGAATATTCTTTAATGAGTGTGGGATCAACTCTATCTAAAAAATTATAAAATGAACAGGATGCACCACAGTTGTGGCACATATAGAAGTAGTCATTCTTCTTGCGAAAAATGTAACCACGACATTTTGTTTTATTCTTTTGAGAATCTCCACACAAGGGACACCGAAAATTATAAAGGTCGTCTTTCTTTTGAGAAAACCTTTGTAGTTTTGGTGAAATGCGGAGTAGAAAAGTTCTGTCAATAAAGACACTCATGATATATTCAATTCAATTATATAATTACTTAATAAGACTTATGATTGTATCAGGATTAAAGTGAGAAATCAACCATGAAAGAGCAATAATACCACCGGCAACCATCCACTTATACTTGAGTATTTGGTCCAAGGCTTCCTTTTCTTTTTCATTATGGTCGGACATTTCTTTTCGTAAAGATTTGAATTCTTCCATAATTTTTTCGTTAGACTTTTCCATTTTATCCAAAACGGTGTCTATTCTTTCGTGAATGTCTTTGATATCGTCCTCGGTTTCTAATCTTCTTTTGTCAATGTTATTATACACACTAGAAATATGCCGGTCGTGTTGGTCCACAAGTTTTTCTATAACTTGGTCCATTTTATTACATAAAGCAGATAAAGTCAACACTTGCGTCTTTAAAACACCAACATCAACTTTAATCTCGGATAAATCATCTGCCATTTATTTTTTCTCTGGTACTTTTGTGCCTTCTAATTTCTTATGCACTTTGATTTCTTTACAAACTTCTTTTTCTTTACCAGTTTTTGCATCTTTGGTTATGATACAAGATTTTTTGGTTTCAGCTGCGTAAGCAACCTGATAACCAACAAGAGACCAAACCACAAGATTAAGTGCAATTAAAAACTTTTTCATTTTTCTTCCTTTTTAGCAAATTTTTCTGAGGCGGTGAAACCCAATCCTGCAATCACCAAGTATATCATTGAATCAAATAATGATGGTGTTACTTTATAACCAAATATGTCGGCAACAAGTGCAAATGCACATACAGCAAAAGATAGTAATGTTACAACTCTTTTACTACTAACAGTACCGTTGTGTCCGTCAGACAACATACTACTCATCCACTTCATTTATTATAACTCCGGTTGTGGTGGTTGAGCAGGCATTGGTTTACCTGTTGAACTCATCATTATTGAAGGATTAAATGTTGGTGTTGCGGTAAATTGATTTGTATTGCCGCCAAACGAACCAGTAAACTGTGATGTATTTCCACCAAAACTTGTTGATGGACTTGGTGTAGATGGTGTAGTTGGTGCTGGAGATACTGTTGTTGGTCTATTGGCCAATTCTAGTGCTCTCTTTTGTGCATCTTTATCGCCACCAGCCAACATGATACCGGATAATGTACCTGTTAAGAATGTGGCGATGGGTACAATCAACTCAAAGAACTTTTGGTCGATTGGAGAAATGGCATTGAGGGGTTGTGTTACGAAAATTAAAGAGTATAACACCACAAATACAATACCAAATAATGTAAGTGTTAAACAGATACCAATGAAGAATTTCAGACGAGCCATTAATTGCTCTTCTGTATACATGAAATCTGGCTCTGGTTGTCTTTCTTTATTAAATAAGTTCATTTGCAATTAGCTCCTGTTACTGGTGTTACTGGTGTTTTTTGTGTTATTGATTTATCTCCGGCTGGTCCAACTCGTGGATCATTTTGACCTTTGAAGATGTGTTCTGGACAAGTTCTTGTTACGTCACAATATGGCAACTTGCACATATCTTTGTCCCAATTTGCTGGGTCTTGGCAAGGATAACGGAATCGGTCACCACTAAAATAAGCCAATGTTAGAGGTAACAATAAAACGATTAAAAGAAATTTTAGTAACTTCTTGTCATTCATTAATGAACTCCCAATACATGAAGTGCGTGTTCATAATGTTTGATTCTATCTTCAAGGCCAATGGTACCACCATTGATACGCTTAGTTAATGTGAGAATGTCACCTTTATCAGCCCATTGATTTAAGTTATTTGTTTCCCAAAACCAGCAAGCAGATTGAGCGGCACCTTCAAATGTTTGTAGATATTCAGATGCTTCTTCAACAGGTACTTCAATTGAGGCAGCAAACCAAGAATAGTTCTCTTTGCCTGTCAATTGAATCAGACCACGACCACAATATCTAAAACCATCACCAGAAGCTTCATCGCCATTACCCATACGATTAGCATAGATACGATTTGCAATTGCTTCTTGTTTGTTTGGTTTGTTTGCATACTCATTGGCCAACTCATCTGTTGGAAAATACTTGGCAAAGAGTTTACGCAAAGTTGGTGCTCTGTAATTTAGGTTCTCTTTAAGAAATACAAAATTACCAGATTCGTGAGCACATTGAGCTATAAAGGCTGCAATACGCTGTGGTGTATTGATACCATAGTCAGGTAACAATTGTGACAAGGCATTGTGCCATTGGTCAATATAAGGATTCTTTGGAAGTAATTGTCTTAATTGTTCTTTTGTGAGTTCCATTTTAAGCCGCCAGAGAAGCAACAGTAATTGCTGCGTTGATAATTAGATTTAATTGTTCTTTTAATGCCAATCCTTCAGCATCATCATTGATGCCTTCCATAATGTTGATACCACTCAATAATTGTATATGTTCTTCTTTTGTTATTTGACCAGAATCAGCCATGGCTTTATACTGGTCAACTAGTGCTTGTAATTCTTGTGGGTTCATCTTGGTTTGCTCCCTAAAACGTGCTGAATGGTGTCAGCAGATTTAACAACTTGTTGTAATTTTGCTTTGCAGAATATGGGTGAAATCTTTTCTGCTTTATTAAAATAATCTCTTGTATCTTTTGTCAATGTCAATAACTTCGTTGACATATTATCAGCATCTTTGTTTCGTGGTATATGAGTTGTAAAATTCTTAAATTCTAATGCTTTGATATACAATTCATTTACCTGTGTAACAACTAGTATATGGTTACCACAATTTTCTTCAGCAACTTGTGCTTTTGTTTTAATATCATTAACAATAAAGTATTCGTTAGTGTCATACTTAGCCATAAAGTAAGCATCAAATACTGTACAACCACTCAATAATACAACAAACGATAAAAGTATTAATTTTTTCATTTTACACTATCAAATATTTGTTTCTGTTGTTTATGCCATAACTGCCATGCATTGTATCTATCCTGTAACTCATAATACAATCCATAATTTTCATTAGCATTTTGTAACAGGTCTGCTAATGTCTTTTTATTCTCATTTAGAGGCTTTAGAACCGGAGCGGGCTCCATTAGCACTTGAGGAGCTTCTGGAAACTTTTGGCTCAACGGCACGGTTGTAGAGCACCCAAGCATCATCAGACAACTTACACTCAGCGTTAATAGCTTCCCTCTTTGCCTCAATGTCTTTAGCATTTCTATTCACCTTCTCTTTAATCAACTCTTTATTTTTATCAACTTGATATGCCAATTTCTCGTTGGCTTTAGCAGATTGTATTTCTGCTTCTTTTATCTTCGCTTGCATCTCGGCTATTCTAGCACGATATGACATTTCTGTTGCATAACCACCTTCAAAGAATACACCAATCACCAACAATACGATACCCAACTGTCTGCCAACTATAGCATAAGGTCGAATAACAGGGATAAATCTAACAAATGATCCTATAAAGGTTAATACAAGTCCAATAATTACTAGACCATGTATTGCCCATTGTAAAATCCAATCAGGTATGAATGACAAGAACCACATATTAAGCCTTTGGAGGTTTTCTCCTGATAGACATCATAACAGGACTTTTCTTTCTACGAGGTAAATAAACTCCTGGTTCACCACCTTTACCGCCTGTTCCGGCAATTGCGCCACCACCGACCACATTAGTTGGACCAACAGAACCACCCATTGCACCATCTTCACTAACTGTTTCTTCGGTTCGCCATCCACCACCCATTGCTTTGTATTTTTTCGATGCCCACCCATTTGCATAAGCAGATGGATATACTGCAAATTTAGATTTGGCGGCCGCCTTAGCACGAGCCCATTTTTCTGGACTTGTTGGTACATTCTTTTCATCAATAGATTCAACTTCTTCTGGTACACAATTAGGCACCATGCGATTGCCTTTTTTCTTCATACCTTTGGCTGTATAACCATCCCAACAGGCTTCATCGACTTCGACTTCTTCTGTCTTTACATTGATTGGCGCCCCACGGCGTTCTGAATTAGGATCTTCTCTACGTTTTCTTTGAGCTGCACTTGCCCGAGCTTCTTTACCGATTGCGTGAGCTTTTGCTTGAGGTAAACATTTTGGCTTGCCTTCACCTGGTTCTCTTGCACAATCACCTTTAATATTACCTTTGGTGTCCATACGAACCCACTTTTGTTTAAACCATTGTCTTAAATCTTCACCAAGATATTGTTTAAATGTTTTCATCAGCAATTCCACTTTCTTAATGCTTTATTGATGCGGCTATCTGGATCATTTGCGGTTTTGGCTGAAGTTAATCTTTTCTTCATGCCACCCATACGAGCACAAAATGATTTTCTACGATTTGCTGATTTTGAACCAGGTTTTAATTTGGATGGTTTTGTTGTAACAGCCATAGATAACTTTGAACCAGGATTTTCTCTGCGATAAGATGCAATACCTTTACGATTTAAACCACCTTCTGGATCTTTACCTGCAGCTCTTTGCCAAGCTGGAGATTTCTCATCCAAATAATCTTCTTCTAGAAATTGTTTAAATGTTTTCATATTCGTTTAAGTATCTCTGCGATATTATTATCTATTTGAATTTGTGCAACCGAAATGTTTTTACCTTTAATCCCATAAACCATTTCGGGAACTATATTCAAATAAGACAAAAAAGTTTTCAAAATATCATAATCTCTTTCGTCTATTTTATAGAACAATATTCTTGCCGTGTGCTCTGGACCAAAAACATTATTCAATAAAATAATATGGTTCAATATCAATCTCTCTTTAAGAGATTTTGTAATTTTATACCTACGAAACAGTCTTTTTAAGTACTTTGTTCGTTTAATATCACTTTCAAATTCAGACATAATACAATGAGGTGCATTATAGCACTTAACTGCATATATCATAAAATTGTCATCATTCAAATCATCAAACATATTATTCTTATTATAAAATGGGAGCCGAAGCTCCCATATATTCAGTTTAAAGTACTATTAAATTACATCCAACTTAGCAGGTGTTGAATTGGCAGAAGCCTCTGTACCTGTTGCAGATACAACAACACGATAGTACCAATTATCAGCATCAGTAAATGTAGGTGTTACTACCAATGCAGCGGATGTATCACCAGAGTATGTTGTGTTTGCTGGTGTACCGTTAGCTACAGTAGAGTATGTATTGCTGATACCGTTGGCGGCAAACCATTGATATGTCAACGGAGCTGCTGTATTGCCTTCGGTGATGCTTGCTGTCACACGGAATGTAGCTGTATTGCCAAGAACTGTGTTTGCAGTATTGCTAGCTGGTTGTGAACTGATAGTGATTGTAGCGTCTGGATAGATTGGGCTTGTATTGTCTGTAATCATAGTGCTCATGGCAACCAAAACTTCTTGTTGCACACGACCCGCACGGCCACCGGAACCTTCTGTGCGTAAAACCCAACCTGTGTGAGCACCTTTAGCATTAACATCAGCTTCAAAGGCATCAACACCAAATAAACCAATAGTTTCATCAGTAGTATAAACATTTGGTGTTGTATTTTGGTATAATAATGCTACGTTGGCTGCTGTTGGAGCAGAAGCGTTAATTTTTGTGTTTGCTGCGTTTATAATTGTCGAATTTACAGCCCAATACGGTGCGTTGGCTGCGTTATCGTAATTTCCCCATGATGGCATTTTTTTCTCCTTAAATAGCCTTGTTTGTGTTTATTTATCTGTTTTCGTACTGTTGTTTTTGTTATCGGAATTTGATGGTTTCCTCATTACAGGATCAATTTCGAGAGTATCTCTAGTTTGACCCGTTAGTGTCTTGCCACCCTTCAACACCATAGCTGCTTGGTTATTTTCGTCACCATCAACTTGTACCTTTTCGACCTTTGGTTTTCTACCATAGGTTGCTACGGACTTATCTTCTTTTTCATGGTCGTAAAGTTCTTCTTTCACCATCTTGTGTTTCTTATATAGAGATTTAATCATCCGAGCAGACTTGGACATTTCTTTTTTACGAGAATAGGTGGGTTCTCTGTCATCAGCTTGAGTTCCCATATCAAAGGCTGTTTGTGTTGCAGCCTGTGTATCTTGGAACACATCTTCACTGGTTGGTTTTTGTCCTGTCATACGGTCTAAAGCACGGTCCCAAGAAACAGAACGAGTTTTGATTCTCTTATTAAATGTTTTTCTGTCCATACCAGGTTTTTTTGGTGGTATAACGTCCTGTTTAGATAACCAAGATTTGACAGTAGATTTTTTGAGTTCATCAATTTGTTCAATTTCTTCTTTGTTCAGTTGTTTTTCTAAACGGTCAATAGAACCCTTCATATCTTCTTTACCGGCAGCATGACGAGCTTTCATTTCTTTTTCAACAGCATCATGTTTCTTTGCTCTTTCAGCTGCAGCTGCACGAAATTTATCTAAAGCAGTCATTTTAGGTTGAACATTTTCTTTTATACCTAAGCGGCGTGATTCGCCTTCCATGAAAGAATGTAGACTTTCAAACTCACTAAATGATTTAGCAATCTTTACTTGATACCATTCTTCTACTTTACCACCCCTATCGATATAATCTAAAATTTCTTCACAAGCATATTTGATGAAATGTAACTGTGCTTGAGCCATTTCATTTTTTTCTGTGGTATCGGTTTCTTCAACAAATTTGTTTAATTTTTTGTAATAGTCCAATTTTTCTCCCAAATGGTCTAGAGCAATTTCTTTTGCAACTTTTTTATCAGAAGAATGTTCCATTTCAACTTTAATACCTTTTTCTAACTCTTTTTGAACTTCTTCTTTGCTGACCTCATATTTTTTGGCCAGTTCTTCAATAGTTGGAGTTTTTTTATCTAAAGTTTATTCTTTATGTAAACCGTTATGATGTAGAACTTTGGTCATGTGTTTTTCTTTGTCCAATGCGTGTTGACGCAATTCAACGGGAGTATGTTGTAAGGTTTTACCTTCTTCAATCTCCAATTCTTCTCTTTGAGCTTTCATCTTATCTCTTGTAACAGAAGATACGGTGTCTGCTGGATCATCAAATCTATGGTCTCTTTTCCATTTGGAAAACTCAGCAGATTTAGCATGTGAAATTTTTGTATCCCTACTCACAAATTGGGGATTGATACCTCGTGATTTGAGGTATGAACCCAACATACTAGTTTCTGATTCAGTAATGCCTGCACGAACTGACCATGGTTCATTAGGATCTGTGCCAAAGGTGGGTTTTGGTTCACCTTTGACAATCATCTTTAGTTTTTTAGCTAAACTCATTTTGTACCTTAACCGTTATTACCAGGAGCCTTACCCAGCATTTCTGTTTTAACTCGTTTCATTGCTGCTTGAGCCAAATCTCTTGCACGACTCATTGGTGTGTGTTTTGCACCAGATTTATCTGTTGTTACTTTATCAACTTTTGTGTATGGACCATCAAAAGGAGGTTGGTATGCATTTGTTACAAAAGGAACATTATCTGTTTCTGGCTGTTTGCCTTCATTTACATTAGCTGCTTTCATAAACTTCGAACGGTCAAATCTAGGATTTTGGCGATGAAAAATTTCTGCATGGTGTGTTGCTAATTCTTTGCGTTTATCATGGTCATCATGTGTCTTAATTAAATCAGCAACCATTTGAAAATCTTTGCGAGAAACTGCTTCTTCTAATGATTCGTTGGTTTCTTTTTTACCAGTTAAAAAGTTTTTGAAGTTTTTTAAATCAGATTTAACTGTAGGTTTTTTACCCATATCTTTCAAGTAAGATTTATCTGCAACATCTGTATTTTTTGGTGGAGTTGCTTCATCCAACTCAACTTCTTCAGCATTTAATTTTGATTTAGCTTGTTTAATACCAGCAGTTCTTTTCTTTGTTAATTGATACATATCATTTGCAGTTTTACCATCACCAGCCGAGCGAGCAGAATCACGCACATCTTTAGCAGATTTTACTTCCGATTTAGCGCCTTGAACATACGACTTTAAAGTACCTGCACCTAGCTCATCTAACTGTTCTACTTCTTCTTTACGAACAATGCCTGCTGGAGGAATTGATACCAATCCACCATGGCCAACATGAGGTTCACGAGCAGTCATATTCATTGGATCGGAGTTTGGAATTCTATTTTTTATTTCAGCCGCTTCTTTATCTTTAGCTGAAACCCTTACTTTGAATTGTTTGAAGGTATTTGACATACCACCAGGCATACGACCAGCAACGGTGTCTGTTGTTACAGAATAACTATCATCTACCGATTCGTTGCGTTGTTTTGCATAATAAGCTGCAAGTGCCATCTTTTGACGCTTCTTAACTGATTTACCGGCAAATTTAGGATTATCCGAATGAACAAAATCACTAATCCAATCACCAGCAGTTGCATCTTTAGATAACACTTCATTGAGTTCAGCTTCAAACTGAGCCTCTTCTTCAATATAATTTGAGATGAGTTTGTCTTTGAAGAATTCTTCTTTCTTGACTTTAGACATTTGAGATAATTCTGATTTGTTTGGACCTTTGGTGTCATCAACAGGACGTTTTAATTGGTCACGGCGTGCTTTAGCTGAATCGCCATATGAAGAACCATAAACTTTCATGCCTGTGGATGTTGCAACTTTTTCAGCTTCTTCTAATTCAGTTTCTTCACCACGTAATTTGGCCAAATCACCAGCATCGATTTCATCTTTTGGATGATTGAGTTTAGCAATTTTCTTTTGTTTGTGTGATAGTTCTTCTTTGTGCATCTTATCTACATGCTTACTGACTTCACCATCTTTGCCATGTAATCTTTTTTCATGTTTTTTTACTTCATCTTCACAAGAAGCTTCTTTTATTTCTTTACCATATGAAACTTCTTCACCTTGAACTTTAACAGGATATGTTTTGCCTTTAAACGAAAACATTTTTTCGCCTTTGGTATGAGCAGCATAGGCGGCTTTGCGTAGACCTGTTTCTTCCAAGTCGGCTTCGTCCATACACTTCTTAACTGCTTCAGCAATTCCATCCATCTTTAACTTATTGACAAACATTTTATTTCTCCTGTTTTTTGTCTTTTATCCAATTGTCCGGTACCTTACCGTGTTTTTTTACAAAATCGTCATGTAAATCTTTACCTGTTGTTTTCTCATCTTTAGAGATTCTTGTCATCAACTTATCAATAGTGTCATAATCAGTTTTCTGTAATTTAGTTAAACCAGTTTCTAACTTACTCACCGCATCTTCTTTTACAGGTTTTTTCTTTTTGGTAATAGTCATACCAATATTTCGTTCTGCATCTTTATAAGACTGCATGGGTTCAAAATTTGTCGCACCGTTCAGAACACCACCTACTCCCATATCTGATATGGATATGTCATTCTGAAAACCTTTATACTCTTTAATTGTTTTCCTAAAACTACCAAACTCTTTTTGTTCTCTATATGTTACATCGCCTAGACCGGACATGGGATATACTGTTCCCTGCTGGCGTGTATCGAATTCTGGCCCCACACCCGTGGTGTTTCGTAGTCTTTGACTTACTGTTGGGGCATCCGAATATCGTTTTTTATTCTTTACGTTATCTTTGTCTTGGGAGAAGTTGGCTTCTTTTGGGACTGGGTTGATCGTGAGCGTGGGTTTGCTTTCTTCGCTGTAGGTGCGGAAGATGTAGGTTTTTGTTCTTTTTGGTGCGTCCCACTTGATGTCGTCTGCGTTGGGGTCTCCTGCACGATTGTCGGCTGGGATACTGTCGAGTCCAGCGGCTTGGAGGCCTCGGTTGGTTTTGATTTGAATAAATTTATTAACGCTTTTAACATTTCTTTCTTCCTTAATAATATCAAGTTTATCACCTATATTTAACTTACCGTGGTTTTCGAGCCATGATAATGACACATCATTATAGGATTTGTTTTCTATAAATGCATTTATATTTATGTAGGTATTTGTGATATCTTGCTCGATTGATTCCAATGAACCGGTATTGTCAATTTGTATAAAATCATCAAAAGATTCCGAAAAAAGTCTTTTGTTTTTCTGAGCTTGCGACCATTTATCGTATCTGATGGATTCAACCATCATTCTAGATAGTTTGGTATTTCTTTCTTGACTAATTTCGTTTGTTGTATTGACAAACACCATCATTGTGGAATAACCTAATTCTTCTAGTTCTTCTTTAATATGGTTAATCTTATCAATACTATCTGCTGGTCCATTAATGATTAGAGGACCACGATTTCGAATGGACTCTCTACGAAAATCACTTGTTTTTTCTGCGAGTTTTTGTTTATCCGCAAGGTAATCAAAGGCTTGCGTAGCATTCAATTCTACGGCTCTCGATTCTGCAATGGCTTCACGAATGATAACATCTTTACCTGAACCTGGACCACCAGTAACAAAGATAGCTTTAAATAGACCACGATTGATATTTTCGTGTATTCCCATACCTTTGCGTGTATCATGATAGAGTTCTTTTGCATGGTGGTCGGCAACATGACCAGGAACACCTTTTTTAAACTCTTTATAATTACCTGAAGCCGCATGACTACGCATTTTGGTGCCTGACATACCTTCAGAACCTTCTGCATCAGGATCACGATGACCTGCTGAGTGTACAGTAATTTTCTTAAAGTTGTATAATGCACCTTTATGTGTTCCATTATACTGGTTAATTTTTTCTTTCATTTCTTTAACACGGTCAGAACCAACTACCATGTGTAAATGAGTTACACCAGCCTTGTGTAACTTCTCTGCGTGATGTAAGAATGTTGGATGTTCTTTTGAGGACGACTCAATATGAGTACCTGGAGAATATCTTTTAAGATGTTTGATTTTGGTTTCACCAGATAGTGGATTCTTCTTAGAATCTTGTGAGTGAGAAACCACGACAGAATGAGTTGCATTATTCTTCTGTGCAACCTCTTTAACTTTATCAATTAACTTTAAATGTCCTGTGGTTGGTGGATTCATCCGACCAAAGGTCATCACATGATGTTTTTCACCTTGTTTGGTTTCTTCGACTAATTCTAAAAACGATTTCATTTACGCACTTTTAATAAATTTTGTTTAGCAAACTCAGCACGATTAACCAACTTGGTGGGTTGATTGTCGTGATGAACTACAAAACCTTCAGGTTTGGACTTTTTACCTTCAATATGATGTTGGTAGTGTCCTTCATGTGTTTCTAGAGATTTAACCAAGGCATTTTTGGCTTGGTGTAAATGGTGATGCATTGACAATAAGTTTCCATAATGTGCTTTATGTTTCTCAACATGAGAGATTTCAGACTCTCCCTGTTTTGTTTTTTCTAATTTGGATTTATCAGTTTTAACTTTTGCAGCCATTTTAGAATGAACATCGTGCAAGTGTTCTTTAAAACCTTTTACACTAGGTACTTCATCGTGTCTTACTGTCTTGTTTATGTATGTCGATAGGTGGCCAGTTTCTCCACTATGGTTTGGATGAATCGCATCATACATCTTGTGGCCATGTGTATCATGGATTTCTTTGGCTGCAGCCATATGTTTCTGAAAGTGTTTCTCATTCTCAGCAGAATGTTTTACTTTACTTGTATCATGTTCTGCACCATGAATATGGACATCCGGATGTTCTTTAAACTTATTCATATCAACATGAGGTGTATTGTGTTTCAAGTCGTGACTATATTGAGTATGAACCACCACACCAACTTTAGACTTCTTTATTTTATCTGCCTCTTTACCTTTGGCAGTATAGGTGATTGTATTTGGAGTAAAAGAAACATCGCCTTTTGCTTCAACAATATATCCTTCGTGTAAGGTCTTTGTATCAGCATGGTGCATCAGGTCACCTTGAAATACACCTTCTTTTGGTGTTACTTTTGGTAAATGTTTTAATGCGTGTTTGAGTGTTTTTGCTAATCCTGGTGCGTGGCCATGATTTCTATCAATATCGGCTTCTGTGTGATTAATCTTTGGATTCTTATTGAAAGCCGATTTGGTTGCAACAAAGAATTTATTATTCTTAGGATGGTGGCCAAAAACAATGGAGGGCGAACCATCATATTTCATTGTCAGATTGGTACTTTTATGTCCACCAGTCATGTGTGCATGAGCTTTCATCAAAGCTGCATGAGCATGTTCAAAACCAGAATGACCATGCATTAAAGGTCTATCTTCAGCATGGTGGATGTGTTTAAGTTCAGAACCTGTTTCAGATTCCTCTTTTAAGAATGACTTAAATGATAACATTGATTTCCTTACTAGAATTGCAACACACTTTGGTTGCCGATTGCTTATTTATACAACTTTTGGATTTATACAGCTAAACTATAGAAAGATTGGGTTCGATACATAGTGCATCAAATGTTGTCTTTTAATTCCATTTTGTACCTTCAAAATCCAACCAGTAGTTTGACATTCTACCTTTTCCCTGCAACAGATAAAACGGTAGTGTATGTATCAATCCCCTACTGGAGTTATAGTATAACATATCCTTAGGTCCTCTGTCAAGTACCCATGCAAAATGACTAGAACCAGTATCGCCACCCACAAATACCTCGGCTGTGGTAATGTGATAATAATTTTGAACAAAATTGGTAGAATACCTCCAGCCTTCAAATGGGCAGCCTTCGGTTGGTACACCTTTTTTACAGATTATTTTTTCATAATCTTTATATTCATCAGCACTAAATTTTTCAATCAATTTTGGTAAGAGTTCTTTAGGCCAATTTCTATAAGTATTATATGGTGCATCAAATAATGGAAAAATAACAATCTTCTTCTCCATTGGCGCATCATTATGTATTTTTACCAGGTCACCACAGATATCTCTAAAGTCCCAAACATTGACCTTCCTCCAAGGTAAAGACTCTGTACCTTCTTCTTTGGAGAAATAGTTAGTCATCTTCAACATTATCTCATAAAATGTTTGACAATGTGTGTCTGAGCTAACATTTCCTGGTTTCAAATGAAACTGTATTGTAGGATTGTTATTTGTTTTTCTAATGTGTTCCAGGACATTAGCGACACCAATCATGTCACCATTACGAACTGTACCAAAGGTACCTGGTTCAATATTGATAATCATAATAAACTTTCTAAATCTTTTGCGTGAACTAGTTTTGCTTTACGGTTGAGATAAAAATGTTTCTCAAATACTTTATTAATATCTTTG